AATTTAATCCGTTATATGCTCGGGCAGGACGGGGCACAGGTATTAGACTGTATTGAAAAGCTTTAGTGAAATGTTTAATTCTTTTCTACGTTTTCTATTAACAAATATTCCGGCACAAGAAGTCCACGCTCATTCCGGTGGCCATAGCAAGGCGGCAAATGCAGCAAGAAAAGCAGCCAAACGCGGCGGTGGCGGCGGACCGCTTAGTGGTGCGGCTTTTGCTAATATGCCATTAGAAAAAGCAGCCGAACTAAGAGCAATAGAGGCAGCTAAAAATAGAGTAAAAAACAAAGGGAAAAAAGGAATATCTCTTGAAGACTACGAGAAGCAGCAAAAGAGAAACAGGTTAAACGCAGGAGATCCGATGACAGCAAAAAGCTTGTCAGATCCAAAGCTTAGTTATCCGTATGGACAACAACCCGACTTGCTTACAAGAAAGTTTGGAGGGCGTAGTGCACATCTCAAAATGACAGCAGCACATCAAAAGGCTGAGTTAAGAAAACTGCAACTAGCAAAAGAGAAAGGCAAAGCAATAGGAAAGAAAGTAGAAGCAAATAGGAACGAATCGTTCTCATACGGCCAAAAATTCACTACGAGTGCTGCTGATTATGGAAAGAAATTAACAGCAAAAGAAAGGAAGCAAACAGAGAACAACATTATGTTGGAAACAATGGGACGCAAAGCCGGTAAATTGACTGCTAAACAGGAAAAATATAAACAGATTTTATTAGCCGAGGGTTATGGTTAAAAGAAATAAGAGTACACTAAACTGATTGAAAAGATGAGGCGTCACAGTGTATAGCGGTTTCAATTATTACAACAGGGAAAGAACAGGATCAGTATCCAACATTAATGATCCTAATGCTGCGTGGAAAAATCAGGAGCCTCATTGGGTATTGATTGAAGATTTATTAGGCGGCACATACGAAATCAGGCGAAAGCATAGACGCTACCTTCCACAGGAACCGAGGGAACAAGACGATAGTTATGACAACCGTTTAGCTCGTTCTGTTGCACCTCCTTTCTACATTCGATTGGAACGGATGTTGGCTGGAATGCTGACAAGAAAGCCTGTTCGATTAAATGATGTTGCTGATGTAATTAGGGAGCAGTTATTTGATGTTGATCTTCAGGGTAACGATCTGAATGTATGGACTTATGACACAGCAAGAAAAATGATTCGTTACGGGCATGTGGGCGTTTTAGTTGATGCTCCTGCTTCTGGGGAAGGGGGTCGGCCTTATTGGGTTACTTATACGCCAAGAGAAATATTGGGTTGGAGAACGGAAATTACAGATGGTCAACAGAAATTAACTCAACTTAGATTGTTAGAAAAGGTTATTGAGCCTGATGGTTTATATGGAGAGAAAGCAGTCGAACAAGTCCGTTTATTAACACCGGGTGCTTTTGAAATCCACAGAAAAGACGATAAGGGAGAATTTACGCTCCATGAAAAAGGCTCTATGAGTTTGCCTGATATACCGTTTTCTGTTGCTTATGCAAACAGGGTAAATGTTATGGAATCTCGTCCACCGATGGAAGACATAGCAGAATTAAATCTGAAGGCATATCAAACACAAAGCGATTTAGATAATCAATTACATATCAGTGCTGTGCCTATGTTGGCGTTTTATGGATTCCCTCAAAGTTCAGAAGAAGTAAGTGCAGGGCCGGGTGAAGCAATCGCTTTCCCTGCTGAAGGTCGTGCCGAATATATAGAAAGTAAAGGGACTAGCTATGACGCACAATTTAAAAGATTAGAACAGCTAGAAGGCCAAATAAACGAACTTGGCTTGGCTGCTGTTCTAGGTCAAAAGCTGTCAGCAGAGACAGCCGAAGCAAAAACAATTGACCGTTCTCAAGGCGACTCAACAATGCAGGTCGTAGCACAGCAGATGCAGGACATGATTGATAATAGCCTTTTATTTCATGCTCGTTATCTGGGATCAAATGAATCAGGTAGCAGTTTTGTTAATCGTGATTTCTTAGCTTCTAGGTTGGAACCTCAAGAAATTGCAAGCCTTCTCCAGCTATATACAGCCGGAACAATTACACAAGAAACTTTATTAAAACAGCTGCATGAAGGTGAAGTTTTAGGTGATGATTTCGAGGTTGAGGAAGAAATAGAAGCGACGCAGGCAGCCGGATTAATAGAAATGAATCAGCCAGAACAAAAAGCAACAACAGGTGAAATAGAAGAACCATTAGATGAATAATGGATGGCCGACTTACCAACCCCTGACACTTTTTATCGCCAAGCGATTGACCTTAATCGTTTTAGCAATGGAGTGTCTAAAAAATTAATTACAACCTATAACGACATCATTGTTGAAACAGCAAATAAATTACAACAGATAGACGAAACAACAGCACCATATACGGCAACTAGGCTCCGGTCATTATTAGCCCAATTAAAAGAATCGCTTGGAACGTGGGCGATAGATAGTGCGAATGTCACAAAGGAAGAGTTGCAGGGTTTGGCAGTTTTGCAGTCTGAGTTTGTAGAGAATGAGTTAAAAAAGCTGGTTCCTAAAGGAGAGTACGTCCCTGTTCGGACTGTTGCTGTTAGTCCTGATTTTGCTAAATCAGTTGTTATGACTGACCCAACATCAGTCAATATTTTTAATGTTCCCGATCAATTACAGGATGAATTGCGAGGGGGCAAATTCAAATTAACGGCTCCGGAGGGTGCGTACATAACTTTGCCAAATGGAACCACAGTGCAGAAAGCATTTCGTGGTTTAGCTGTTCAGCAGGCCGAAAGATTTAGTCAAGTCGTTAGAAGTGGATTATTGGCAGGTGATACAACTCAGCAAATGGCTCGGAGATTAAAGGGCCGTTTGGAATTTGGACAAACTGGAAATGTCAGACAGATTGCATTAGCTGGAGGTCATGCCACAAAAATGGCAAATCATCAGGTGATGACGATTGTTAGAACTAGCGTTAATCAAGTTGCAAATACAGCAAGCAAAAGAGCATTCGAGGCTAATTCTGATATTGCTAAAAAATACAAATATGTGGCGACTTTAGATAGTCGAACATCTGCCATTTGTGCCCAACTTGACGGTCAGAAATTCACATATAACAAAGGGCCAACCCCACCCCAACATTTTAATTGCAGATCAACAATTGTTCCTGTTATAGATGACGAGTGGTACGAGCAGTTTGGAGAAACGCCACCGGATAAAGTCTTCGGGCCGGATGAAACAAAAAGGGCAGCCAAGTGGGGGAAGGAACAAAAGGGCAGACCCGTACCCGGAAATATGACATACGGGCAATGGTTAGCTCGGCAACCTAAAAGTGTGCAGGCTGAAGTTTTAGGGAAAGAAAAGTCTGCTTATTTCCGTCGGTTGTCAAAACAAAAGGGTGGAAGGGATGCGTTGCGTTCAATCGTTCGTGAGGATGGGAGCGAGGTTTCGTTAAAACAATTAAAGGCTAGATACGGCGATCCTGCGAAATTACAACCAAAGAGAACAGGAAAGAACAGACCGATTCAACCTATTGTGGATGATCCTAAGAAATTTTTCGAGAAACCCACTTCTATCAAATTAGGAAAAGGAGTAGCTGGAGAAGCTAGGTATGTATCCAACAGGCAAGGTGGAGTTGTTATTAAGCGTGGTCGTATAGCTGAAAACGAAGTTGCATCCATGAGGAAGTTGCAGGATACAGGTGTTGTTCCTGAACTTTTTGGGTTTAAAAAATTAGAAAGGAAAGCACAGATTGCTTCGTCGTCAACGGTAACAATTAAAACTGGATACTTAACAATGGGCAAAGCCAAGGGCAAGCCTTTAATGAAAGAAATTGCAGTAGGAGTTGCAGGTAAAAAAGAAGCTGTTGAAATGATGGACTCATATTTGGACGTTAGAAAATCTATTCACTTAAAAGGGATTGCTCATAACGATATGCACGGGATGAATTTCTTCTATGACAGGAAAACGAAGAAAGGGATGGCGATAGATTTAGGGATGGCTCAATCAGATCCAAAAGCGGCATTAATAGAAGCAATGGGAACGGGAGAAGCGAATAATATAATGGGAAAAGTTGGTGGGGATTGGCAATCTTACAGGGTTATTCAGGAACTTGAATTGATTGGACCTGATGGATTCTTGGTAAAAAGTAGCTCCAAATATAAGAAATTTATTTCAAACAGAAAGAAAGTAAAAACCCTGTTGAAAAAAGAGTTAGATGGGCCGGAATTAATGGCACGAAATATTAGGGAACGAACCGATAATCTTGTGGGTATTTCTGATGCAAAAGCACTAAAATATATCAAGATGCTTTACGAAGGATTGTGATTACTGATTCCAAGTATTTAACCTTGTGCCATCAAAGGAAGATGGCCAACTGGGAGGCTGATTTTGTGACAGCAGATCGCTTGTATAACGAAATGAAGGAAATGATTAAAAAGGATCAAGTGACAGATGAAGAGTTAGAGGCTTCGGCTTATGTTTAAAGTAATTGCTTTTTAAATTATGGGTTACGGCAAATTAGGAAGTAAGAAAAAAGGCAAAGGGAAGAAAAAGTAATATACTTTTAGAAGTTACGACCCTGTGGGTTTTATGTCTGAAGAAGCTAACGCTCCTGTGGAGCAGGCTGTCGATTCCGAGGTTGAGAATCTAAAAGCAGAAATAGAGGCGATGCGTAAAAAAAACGCTGAGCTATTAAACGAAACAAAAAAAGCAAAAGCAAAAGCTAACGCTGCTCCTGATGTGGACGTTCAAGCTTTGCTTGATTTCAAGGCGAAAGCGGAGCAGGCCGAACTAGAGCAGAAAGGAAAATACGGAGAAGCAAAACAAGCATTAGAACAGCAATATAGAGAGAAATCATCAACAGATAAACAGCGTATAGAAGAGCTTGAATCAAAAGTCCGAGAACTCGAATTAATTTCACCTGCAAGCCAAGCATTAGCAGAAATAGTGCATGACCCTAGTTTAGTTTTACAAAACTTTTTGCCAAAAGATAAAATTGATCTTCAGGAAGGAAAGCCCGTTGTTGTTGATGGATATGAACGTATTCCTGTTGCTGAATGGGCCAAAACAAAACTAAAAGAACAGGCTCCCTATTTGCTGAAACAACAGACACCGCAAGGGGGTGGGGCTCCTGCTGGAAGAACAACATCTGCTACTGTTCCGGCTGGAACCAAGAACCCGTTTGAAGCTGAAAGTTTTAATATTACAGAACAAATGAGGTTGTATAGAACAGACAAAGATTTATATGATCGGTTACAATCGGCGGCAAAGCGTTAGTATATTTAGATAAGACAAGGCTGTGCTGAGTCAGGGGCTTGTGGCCCACATCGTAATTCTATTTCTTTGGTATTTTTATGGCGACCTTACGGTCGGACGTAATCATCCCAGAGGTGTTTACACCTTATGTCATAGAGCAAACAACTCAACGTGACGCTTTCTTAGCTAGCGGTGTGGTTCAGCCTTTGGCAGAGTTAAACGCAACTGAGGGTGGTGATTTTGTTAACGTCCCATTTTGGAAAGCAAATCTTTCTGGTGATTTTGAAGTTCTATCAGATAGCACATCATTAACACCCGGTAAGATTCAAGCAGACAAACAGATTTCTGTTGTTTTACACAGAGGTCGTGCTTTTGAAGCAAGAGATTTGGCTGCTTTGGCTGCTGGTAGCGACCCTATGGCAGCAATCGGTAATAAGCTTGGTGCTTATATCGCTCACCAAAGACAGAAAGATTTACTTTCTACTCTTTCTGGAGTTTTTGGTTCTATAAATGCAAATGACAGTAATTCTGCTTTCTTCAATCTTTGTATTGACTCAGAAAGTAGCGATACTCCTACAGCATTAAGTCCAAAGCATGTTGCAAAAGCAAAGGCTATTTTGGGTGATGCAGGTGACAAGCTAACTGCTGTTTGTATTCATTCAAAGGTTTACTACGACCTTGTTGAGCGTAAATTAGTTGATTACGTTTTAGCATCAGATACAAACGCAACTGCAACTGCTTCTGGCGGTACTATTGCTCCTGCTTACGGTGGCAATGGTGCAGTTCCTACATATTGTGGGCTTCGTGTAATTGTTTCTGATGATGTAGCAACAACTGGTTCAGGTGCCTCTACTGAGTACTCAACCTACTTCTTTACTGCTGGAGCCGTTGCTTCAGGTGAGCAGGCTGGACTGACAATGGAAACTGACAGAGACATCTTGGCTAAGTCCGATGCTTTAGCTGTCGATCTTCATTACACATATCACCCTGTTGGTTCCAAGTGGGCTGTTACTACAACAAATCCTACTCGTGCCCAACTAGAAACCGTAGCCAACTGGTCGAAGGTCTACGAGCTTAAGAACATTGGAATCGTTAGGGCAACCAACGTATCCAATCAGGATTAGAGGTAATTAATTATGCCTTCAAAATTTGAAGTAACTGCTGGTAAGGCTGTTGGGCCTACTACTGGCGGCACTGTTACTCAGGCGACTAACAAGTCAACTGCTGTGACTTTAAATGCAGAATCAGGTCAAATCACAATGAACAATGCAGCTTTAGCAGATGGTGCTGAAGTTACATTTCAAGTGAACAATGACAGAGTTGCTGCAACAGACTGTCCTTATGCCTGCCTTGGGGCTACTGGAACTGCTGGTGCTTACAATGTCAATGTTTCTGCTGTAGCTGCTGGTTCATTCAAAGTATCTGTTGGAAATGTATCCGGCGGTTCTTTGAGCGAAGCTGCTGTTATTAACTTTGTTCTCTTTAAGGGTGCATCTAGCTAATGGGGATGTTCGCATTTAGGCGAGCAAAAGAACAGGAGGCTGCTTTAACAGCAGTCTCTTGTCCTGCTCCTAAACCAAAACAAAAGCGTAAAACGAAATCTAAAGTTTCTACTGATGGCGATAGCAATCAACGCAACGGTGGGAGCAGCAAACGCAAACAGTTATCTGACTCTGACTGACGCTCAATCCTTGATTGACGGTTTAATTGAAGATGATGATGTTGTTGAGTGGGCTTCTGCTACAACGGATCAAAAGAATCGTGCTCTGTACACAGCAGCACAAAGAATTGATCGTGAGCGTTTTTTAGGTGCTAGAGCGACAGATACTCAATCTCTTCAGTGGCCCAGAACAGGCGTTAGGAAACCGGATACATATATCAACACTTATACTGTTGGTTTCCCATTTCGTATAACAACTGATTATTTTACTGATACAGAAATCCCTGATCAGATCAAAAAGGCACAAGCTGTTTTGAGTGTTTATTTACATAACAATAAAGATGGGTTAGGACTCTCAGGACTAGAAGACTTTAAACAGGTCAATATTGGTAGCATGAATGTAACCCCTAACTTTTACGGATCTGTTGGTGCGGATAGAGTTCCACCAATGTTTGAAAGGTATTTCACTGGCCTTAGAATTAGTGGACCCGGTAATGTAGCTATTAAACGGAGTTAATCCAATGGGAATTTCTAGTTATCCAGCAGCCATCATCATCACAGACACCAGTGCTCACACTGGAAGGTTTGGAAAAATTACCTGCTTAACAGATTCAACTGTTACTTTGGTTTCTCCGAATGTAACAAAAAATGGATCGTCAACTGTTTCTGGAATTGAGTTAAAGGCAAGCACAGAAATCGAAGGGATTTTTACAAGCATTACGCAAACAAGTGCAGGTTCCCTTATGGCGTATCGGATTTAATGGCTCTCGCTTCTGCGTTAAAAAAAGCAGCTAACAAAGTTTTAAAAACAGTTGGTGCTGATGTAACTATTCGACGAGTTACAACAGGTACTTATAATGCAGCCACAGGAAAAGCAGCAGAATCAAAAACAGATACAACTGTAAAAGGGTTTGTTGAAGATATAAATAAAAGAGAAGTTAGCCAACTTATTCAAGCGGATGATCGGCTTTTAACTATTGCAGCATCTAGCATTACTTACGTTCCTGCTACTTCAGATAAAGTTATTATTAGTGGTTCAACTTATCAAATTATTAGGGTAAAAATTGTAGAGCAAGATAATACTGCTATTAGCTATGAACTGGTATTAAGGGGATGACTAAAATAATAAAGTTGGATGATTTAGGGGCATATTACGATGACATTGTTACAAGTTTGTTAAGAGGCACAGTTTTAGAATTAGGTATTGCAATTAAGAAAGCAAGCCCAGTTGATACAGGTCGTTTTCGTATGAGTTGGCAGATAGGCCAAAACAGTACGGCTGCTGGTCAACTTCCACCTGCACCTAAAAGTTTTTACCAGAAGCCAAAACCCCGAGCTCCTTTGTATGTTGATCAAGGAGACGGAAAAATGAAAACAGTGGGTTACAGGTCAGGCTTTGAAAACATTGGAAATAGCTATTATATCCACAATAATTTGCCATACGCTGAAGCTCTTTCTTATGGCACCAGTTTGCCTCCATCATGGAAAAAGGCAGGAATCAGGGGAAGTGCTCAAGCTCAAATTGGATGGTTAGATTTGATAGCAAAAGCCCAACTAAGAAAAACAAAATCTAGACTTGAGTATATACGGAGGAAAGGCTAGTGGCAGCAATCGTTCTTAATGATGTTCGTCAAGTTATTGAGGAACGAGTTAATGCGGAACTTAAAAAGGCTCCTGTTATCCCTGTTGTTTTTAACAATGTTCCATATACGGCGACAAAAAATTCATGGGTTCAATGCTTAATTAATTTTGGAAGCAATAGTTATTTAACTCTTGGAGGAACAACAGGGTCGGCAAATTTGATTGATGGAATTGTTGTATTAAATGTATTTACTGAAATAGGGCTCGGTGCTGGTGAAAACTTAGAAATAGCATCCAGACTAAGAAACTTATTTAATAGAGTTATCGTTTCAGGTGTTTATTTTGATGCTGCTAACGGGCCTGATATTCAAGAAACGTCTTCTCCACAGAATTATTTTCAATCACAGATTAGAATAACTTTTGAAACCGTAGAAGAACTTTAATGCCCCACCTAACAGAAGAACAGCTTGACGCTATTGAAGCGGTCAAGGGAAAAAGGAACCCTGCTTTATGGGACCCACGCTGTCAGCAATACCTTGATAGCAAATCAAAAACACAAGAATCTGTTTCCAAGACAGAAAAAGGTTAAACTCTATTCATTAAACCCCTTTTTTAAATGGCTAACTATCGAGGTGAGGAAGGCTCTGTTAAGTTCAAAAATGCATCAGGAACAACAGAGGCAGTTGTCCAAACTACAAGTTGGACTCTTGATCTAGCGAAGGAAGTGTTAGAAACAACCGTTCAAGGTAGCACTGCTCGTACTTATGTAGGTGGATTGATTTCTGGATCTGGCTCCATTGAATTTAATTACACAGCAGCAACAGGTAACGAAACAAAGAACTTGATTGATGATGTTTTAGTGACCGAAGATGCGGCTGATGCTCAGTTTGAGCTTTACATTGATACTTCTGGAGCTAAGAAATGGTCTTTTTCTGGAATTATTACAGGGATTAGTGCATCAACAACAGTTGGTGAATTAACTTCTGTTTCTGCTACCTACCAAGCTAGTGGTGCAATCACTTCTGCTGTCTAATATATAAAAAGATAAAATCACTTAAACATGGCAGAATCTAAACAACGTGCAGTTGACTTGTTGACTAGCACGTTCGATCTTTCTCACAGGAAAAAATATACAGTCAAAGACGACAACGGAAATGCTTTGATTGATCTTTATTTCCGTCCAATAACTAGGTCAGATAGGAAAGTAGCTCAAGAAGCAGCCGGAACAGACGAAGCCTTGGAAATTAGCACCCAGATGCTTGTCCAAATAGCGGAACTCAAAGATGGAAGAAAAGCCTTCGATGCTGGAGATGCTATTAAATTACAAAGGGAATTACCAGAATCGGTTCTAAATGAAATAGAACTGTTTTTGTTTGGAGTAGGTGGTGACGCTAACTTAAAAGAAGCAAAAAAAGACTAAGGGGGGATAGCTGGTTAAATTTTGAGTTTTTCCTTGCAACAGAATTAGGAATGACTGTTAGTAGGCTTCGGTTGGAATTATCGGAGTCGGAGTTTATTCATTTTGCTGCTTTTTATGAGAACAAAGGGGAAGATGATAGACGAGAAATAGAAAAGTCAAAGAGAAAACGGTAGAATAAAAAGAAGTTTGTGAATAAGCGTGGCAGAAGTCCCCGTCGTTCTGAAAGTTGTAGCCGGAGGGGCCGTTAGTGCATTAAGGCGTGTTAATCAGCAAGCAAAGAATTTAAGTAAAAGATTTAGAGAAGTTCAAAAGAAAACAGATGGATTAAGCAAGAAATTAAATGGATTAAGTGGAATCCTTGGACGTGTTGCATTAGCGGAAGCAGGTCGCAGGGCTGTCGCTGCTTCTGCTGATTATGCAGCTTTGCAACAAAGAATTGCATTGTTGACTTCAGATTATGGAGAGAATGCGGCGGCGTTAGAAGTAGCAGCAAAAGCAGCAAAAACCTTTGGATTAAGCCAACGGGAAGCAGCAGGTGGAGTAGCAGACATATACGCTCGTCTTCGTCCGATGGGTGTTTCGTTGGAGGATATAGAAACCACCTTTGTTGGATTTAATACGGCGGCAAAACTATCAGGAGCAAGTGCTGTTGAAGCTGCTGGAGCCTTTAGGCAGTTATCACAGGCTTTAGGATCAGGTCGATTACAAGGGGATGAATTTAGAAGCATTTCTGAACAGATGCCAGCCATTATGACGGCGATCAGTAGGGAAATGGGACAGCCAGTAGGAAAATTGAAGAAGCTGGCATCAGAAGGACAAATAACAGCAGATATTGTTATTGCTTCGTTAGAAAGAATTGAAAGAGAAGGGGCTGGAAAGATTGCATCAATTATGGAAAATTCTCCAGTTCAGAAGATGAAAGATTTACAGAATCAAGTAGAAGAATTACAGATTGCGATAGGGGATAATTTGATACCTGTAGCATTGCCACTAACAGGAATGTTGACAAAATTATTGGAGGCTTTTAATGCCTTGAATCCGGGTATAAAGGCGGGTGTTGCTACCATCCTTTCCTTAGCAGCAGCAGCCGTTGTAGTTGTTCCTACGTTGGTTGCATTAAAAGCAGCAGCCGCAGCAGCCAGTATTGCTTTGATTCCGTTGGTTATTGCCTCTGCTAAATTTATTTTGGTAGCCGGAGCGATAACAGGAATAGCCGTTGCAATTAGCAGAATAGGAAAAGAGTCAAGGGATGCAAAAAGAGAATTTGATGCTTTATTAGGCTCAGGCAGTTCTACTGATTTAATTAAAAAACAGGAAGAGCTAACAGCACAATTAGATAAGTTAGTTCAAACTCCTGTTTCTGGAACTGGTAGGCAAAAAGCAGCAGCAGGAAAGCAAAAGCAAAGAGAAATCCAATTGCTTCAAGAAAGAATTAAAACATTAGAGTCGGAAATACATAATAAGCAAATGCTAGAAAAGGACGAAGCAAAAGAAGCGTTTCTAGCATCTAAAACACCGGAAAAAATAGCAGAAGCAGCAAAGGCAAGGGCAGCAGCAGAAAAAGCAGCATTAGCTCCAATAATGGAACAAACAGCATTATTAGAAGCCCAACTAGCAGGAAAAGAACAAGAGTTTTTATTAGAACAAGAAATTCAAAAGTTAATAAAAGAAGGTGGAGAAGCAAATGAAGAAGCGATAAGGGCTGCTGTCAAGAAAAGAGAAACATTAAAAGAACAGGTAGACGCAGCTAAAGAATTGAAAGGAGTATTTCAAGAGTTAGGGACAGAAATAAAAGATTCAATGGTTGACGGGCTTAAAGCAGCCATAAAAGGGACGCAGTCATTAGGAGAAGCAGTAAATGGAATCTTAAACAGGATTCAAGACAAATTAATAGATATTGCACTAAGTATGGCTTTTAAGAGTTTCAATCTTCCATTTATGGCTAATGGTGGTCCTGTTAGTCGTGGACGTTCTTATGTCGTAGGAGAAAAAGGGCCAGAAGTATTTACTCCAAATAGATCGGGAGCCATCATTCCGAATGATCAATTAGGCGGCGGCGGCGGTGTTAATATTTCGGTTAATGTTGACGCATCAGGCTCGTCTGTAGAAGGAGATGGAGATCAAGCGAAACAATTAGGTAATATGTTAGCAAGTGCAATCCAAACAGAACTTGTACGTCAAAAACGTCCGGGTGGTTTATTGGCTGGTTAACTTATGGCAACATTTCCTTCGATTGATCCCAGTTATGGATTGAGAAAAACAAGCAGTCCCAATGTAAGGCAAGTTCAATTTGGTGATGGATATTCTATGAGAACAGTTTTTGGTTTAAATCAAGATTTAAAATCTTATAATCCTACATGGAATAACATTAGTGAAACAGATGCAGATACGATCTCTACTTTTTTAGAAGCAAGGGCTGGTAAAGAATCGTTTGTTTGGACTCCTCCGGGTGAAGGAAGTTCTTCCAATTTTATTTGTCGATCATGGACTAAAACTATTTCATATTTAAATAGAGCTACGATTCAAGCAACTTTCCAAGAAGTAGCGGAGCCTTAAATTATGGCGGTAGCAGCATGGTCTTCAGGAGTCAGTGTTTCAGTTGGAGATGAAAGGAGAGCCACTACTGATAATCCATCAAAAAATTTAGGTTTATTTTTCAGGTGTATTAATCCGGGCACAACTGGTGGAACCGAACCAACTTGGCCGACTGAGGTTGGTTCAACCGTTACTGATAACACTTGTGGATGGGTTGCTATTAGTAGCGTTTATAAAGATGTTCAGACGTTAGAACCGGATACGATTATTGAGCTTTTTGAACTTCGCTTAGTTAGTGCACTTCATGGAAGTAATAACGTTACAAGATGGCATAACGGTTGTAATGCTGATGTTTCTGGAAATATTATTTGGGACGGTCAACCTTATTTTCGTTTCCCCGTAGAAGCTGAAGGTTTTGAATGGACTGCTCAGGGATCTTTACCTCGACCAACTTTAACCGTTTCAAATATAGATGGAACACTAACAGCCTTATTATTAGATGTAAACGCTACGACTCCGGGGAACGACTTAACAGGGGCAGAAGTAAGACGAATCCGTACATTGAAAAAATATATTGATGGAGAACCGACAGCAGATCCTAATGCCTTATGGCCTGTTGAAATTTGGTATATAGATAGAAAGGCAACAGAGACTAGAGATATTGTTCAGTTTGAGTTAGCTTCCAAGTTTGATCTTGCTGGTCAATTCCTACCTAAAAGACAATTAATTGCAAACGTTTGTCAGTGGGAGTACAGAGGTTCTGAATGTGGTTACACAGGTAATAATTATTATGATGTCAATGACAACGGAGTTGGATCTTTGGCTGCTGATAGATGTGGAAAAAGAGTTTATAGTTGCAAGCTAAGATTTGGACATAACGGTGCATTGCCTTTTGGCTCATTCCCTAGTGTGGGGCAAACTCGATGAAATTAATAGAAAGCATCAAGGAAAAGGCACTAGAACATGCCAAAGAAGATTTCCCAAAAGAAAGTGTTGGTTTAGTTCATATTGTAAAAGGAAAGCAACGTTATTTTCCTTGCAAGAATCAGGCAACAAATCCAGAAGAACATTTTGTTCTTGATCCTGCAGATTATCTAGAAGCTGAAAAGTTAGGTTCAATAGCTGCTGTTATCCATAGCCACCCAACAACAAACCACGCCCCAAGCGAAGCGGATAAAGTTGCATGTGAAAAAAGCAAATTACCTTGGTTTATTGTTAATCCGCAAACTGAAAATTGGGGAGAATATAAACCGTCAGGTTTTGAACTTCCTTATGTTGGGAGGGAATGGTCACATGGCATTGTTGATTGTTATACCCTAATAAGAGACTTTTATAAAAGAGAATTTAAAATTGAATTAAAGGATTACAACAGGCAAGACGACTGGTGGCTAAAGGGTCAAAACTTATATGTAGATAATTTCAAAAAGGAAGGTTTCAAAGAGATTGAAATAGAAGAAGCAAAGTATGGTGATTTGTTTCTAATGACAATTCAAAGTCCTGTCGTCAATCATGGTTCAATTTATTTAGGTGAAAATTTAGTTTTACATCACGTACAAGGGAGATTATCAAGTCGTGATGTTTATAAGTGGGGAGGCTATTATTACAAAGCGACTGCATTAGGATTAAGACATGAAAGTCGTTAAAGTCCACGGAGCATTAAAAGAAAAGCTTGGAGGTCAAGGAACCTTTGAGTTTGATGTCTTTAACCCTGCTGAAGCAATTAGAGCTTTATGTGCAAACTTTCCGGGTTTAGAAAATTGGATTATTGACAGCGAAAAAGATGGGATTGCTTATAAAGTTGTTTTAGACAAAGAAGAAATTGGAGAGGATAATATTGAACGGCTTTCTTATCCTTGGAGTGAAAAAGAAGTTTTCAATATTACGCCTGTTATTTCAGGAGCAGGTGGAGGATGGGGTAAGGCATTGTTAGGAGCAGCTTTGATAGGTGCAGCGATATTTTTTGCTCCGGGTATTCCCTTGGCTACTGCAGGTCAGGGTTTCATGGGTGCAGTAGGAACAGGGCTGTTCTCGGCAGGAGTGTCAAAGGCCGTTGGATGGATGGGGGTTTCCTTGTTAATAGGAGGAGTTGGTCAAATCATTTCGCCAACACCTAAACCCGGATTAGGAAGAAGCAAAGAAGCAACTAAATTGACAAATTATTCATTTAGCGGAATTACTCAAACGAGCCAGCAAGGATTGCCAGTACCTATTGTTTATGGTAGATGCTTTATTGGAAGTGCTGTTTTAAGCTCTGGTCTAGATACAGACAGATTATGAAATACATCGAAGGATCAGGTGGTGGTGGTGGATGTTTTTTTGGCTCTACGTTAATCAAAACGCCTGAAGGTTCTCGTCCTATAAATGACTTAAAGGAAGGTGAAAAGGTTTTAAGTTTCGACGACAAAGGCGAAATACATGAGGCAAAAATATTAAAAGTACATCGACATTTAGCAGAAGAAATTTGGGATTATAAATTCTGGGGTGATAAGTCTGTCATTGCAACTCCGAACCATTGGGTATTAAATCAGTTCAATGCTTTTGTAGGGATTGGAACGCTTGGTCCTGATGATTGTGTCGTAGATATTAACGGACATTTATTACCTTTAATCGAAAGCAAAAAAATAGGACATGGGACGGTCTATAACTTAACCGTTGAAAACCAGCACACTTTTATCGCTGGAAATATTCGGGTTCACAATGCAGGATTAGGAACAGGTATACAAGGTGCTGGTGGTGGTGGTGGTTCTAAAGGCGGTGGCGGTGGCGGAAGTTCTCATACTCCAACGGAGGCAGATGACACGCTTCAAAGTGTTCAAAAAGCTCATGTTGTAGATTTGCTTTGTGAAGGAGAAATTGAAGGAATCGTTGACGGAGAGAAAGGAATTTATTTAGACGGGACACCAATTAAAAGTGCTGGAGGTCAGTCTAATTTTGTTGGTTATAACGTCTTAACTAGAAATGGAACACAGGGGCAAACTTATATTTCAAGTAATCAAGGATCACAAAGCGAGAAAAATGTAAATGTCGAGATTTTAAACTCGACCCCAGTTATTAGAACTGTTACTGATACAACCGTCGATAGAGTAAGAATTACAATCAACATTCCAAGTCTTCAAAAATTTGAAGATGATGGAGATATTGTTGGAAATGAAGTAGAGATTTCAATTTATACTCAATCAAATGGAGGTGGTTATAGCAAAAAAATAGGAGACAAGATTAGAGGAAAAACCAGTAATGCTTATAAGCGTGATTACATGGTCAGTCTGAGTGGAAATTTTCCTCACGATATAAAGTTAGTTAGAGAAACAGCCGATAATCAAACAACTAAAAACATGAGTCGGACCTTCTGGTCTAGCTATACAGAAATACAAGATGAAAAATATCGGTACCCGAATAGTGCTTTATGTTATTTAAGGTTTGACTCTAGAAATTTTAGTGGGATTCCTTCAAGAAAATATCATGTAAAAGGCTTAAAAGTTCAGCTACCATCTAATGCTTCTGTTGATTCTTCTTCAGGTCGTGTAACTTATTCTGGCACGTGGAACGGGTCTTTTGGATCTGCTAAATGGTGCTCTGATCCTGCTTGGTGCTTATGGGATCTTATGACAGACACCCGTTACGGGGCATCCATCCCGGCAAGTTCCTTAGATAAATGGGATTTTTATAGTTGTAGTAAGTATGCTAATGAACTGGTTCCAAATGGGAAAGGTGGAACTGAACCAAGATTTTCTATTAATCTATTACTCAATTCAAGAGATGAAGTCTTTAATGTCATTCAAGAATTAACTTCAATTTTTAGAGGCATGGCTTTTTACGGAGCAGGTTCTTTAACAATGAAGCAGGATAAACCTTCTGACAGTCAGTATTTGCTTGGTCCTGCAAATGTGATCAATGGAATATTTGAATATTCAGGAACTTCGCAAAAATCTAGACATACAACAGCCACAGTTGCTTATCAAGATTATGACTTATTAGGTGAAGTAAAATTTGAATATGTAGAAGATCAGGAAGGTATTAGTAATTATGGAGTTATAAATAAAGACATTAAAGCTGTTGGATGTTATTCACAAGGACAAGCTCAAAGAATGGGCAAATGGCTTTTACTAAGTGAGCAGAATTTAACAGAAACAGTTACATTTTCCGTTGACATTTCGGCTGGAATTGTTTTACGTCCGGGCATGGTTATAGATATTGCAGATCCAGTAAAAGGAGGAAAGAGAAGGATGGGTAGGGTCTCAACTGGTTCTTCTACTTCTGTCATTATTGTAGATAATGATAAAGACTTAGCAGATGTAGATTTAAGTAATAATCCTACGCTTTCAATAATGTTACAAGGAGGCTTTTTTGAGAAAAAAGATATTAATTCTATTTCTGGAACGACCATTAATTGTGCAGGAACATTCTCACAAGTACCACAACAAGGGGCTGCTTGGTTAATACAAACATCAGACATATTATCTCAACAATTTAGAATTTTAAGTGTAAGTGAAGGAGATCAAGGAGTTTATTCTGTTTCTGCACTTAAGTACAATTCTTCTATTTATGACGCTGTAGATGAGGGCGACGAAATAACAGAAAGAGATGTATCCAATATAAGTGTCGTTCCAGAAGCAGTTACCAACGTCACAGGGCAAGAACATCTTTACCAAGACGGCCAAAATATTAAAACAGCTTTTGATCTTGCATGGTCGGCACCTGCTCAATCCGTTACTGAGTTTAGAGTTGGTTATCGTTTTAAAGACAATAATTGGGTAAGACTTACAACCACTTCTCCTTCCTTAAAGATAAAAGATTTAAAAGTTGGAACACTTAGAACAGAGATCAGAGCTTACAACTATTTAGGATATGGCAGTCCTTTTGCTTCTAACACTTGGACATTGTTGGGAAAAACAGCACCTCCTTCCGATATTTCTAACCTTACTTTTGAAGACATTAGTCCTAATTCAGGAAGACTCAAATGGGACGCGACAACTGATATTGATGTGAAAGTTGGTGGAAAAATTCACGTTAGGCACTCAAGTTTAACTGATGGCACAGGTAATTGGAACAACAGTGTTGATTTAATCGACTCAATAGCAGGAACTTCAACTGAAGTTGTGATCCCAAAACTAGCAGGAGAAACACTTGTAAAATTTGCCGATTCATCAGGGAACTTTAGTACAAATGCCGCAAGTATTATTATCCAAACTCCTTCAGAAAAGGCGGATACTTTACTTGTTAAAAATCAAAGAGAAGATCAAATAAGTCCAACTCCGTTCACAGGCAGTAAAACAAATACAGAATATGACTCTGGTCTTGATGCTCTTCAATTAACTTCAAGTGGTGGAGCCATTAATAGCTCTGGTTCGTACCAGTTTGCTTCAACTTTAGATTTGGAAGGTGTTTTCGCTCTTGATCTTCAAAGATATTTTGTAAGTAGAGGCGTTAGACCAAGCGACTTGATGGATGTTTGGCCTGATATAGATGCAAGATCAGACTGGGATGGGGCTGTCATTGATGATGTCAATGCTTCGATGTCTGTACGCACTACAAATGACAACCCAAGTGGATCTCCTACTTGGGGATCATGGGTTTCTTTGAAAAATGGAACTTTTAGCGGTAGAGCTTTCCAATTTAAAACAGACATGACAAGCAACGATACGACTGAAAATATATTGGTTGACCAATTAGGATATGAAGCAAGACTTGACGTCAGAAGTGAACACAGCACAGGCGTTGTTGCTAGTGGAACAAGTGCTAAAACAGTTACTTTTACTAAGCCTTTTTGGACAGGGACGTCTTCATTAGGCGGTGTCAATGCTTACCTGCCAAGCGTTTCCTTGAATGTAACTGGTTTATCAAGTGGTGATTTTATCGACATGGGCACAGTTACAGGAACCCAATTTACTGTGACTATCAAAAACTCAGGAGGGTCAGCAATTAACAAGAATTTTTCTTGGACTGCTGTAGGTTATGGCCGGGGGGCTTAAACTATTAATGAATTGGAGGAAGAGCAATTAGCCAACACGACTATGTAATCGCAAACGCTTCAGGCTCGGCTGTCCGTAGCGACCTGAATGACGTTCTTGGTGCAATCCAATCGCTAAACTCTGGATCTTCGGAACCGGCTTCCACTGTTGCTTATATGCTCTGGTTGGATACAAGTAACAACCTCCTCAAGATACGAAATGGAAGTAATAATGGATGGGTAGAGATTGGTTCAAGTAACACAGCTAATTTAGGTCTTGCTTTATTAGCTGGAGCCACATTTACAGGCGAGGTCATATTCAATTCCACTGGTTCGATTCAATTGCCGTCAGGCACAACAGCACAAAGGCCGGGATCTCCTACTAATGGCGATATACGTTATAACAGCACAGACCATGAGGTAGAAGCATACAAGAATGGTAATTGGTTAAATGTTGGAAGTGGTGCAGGAAGTACAGGCGGAAACAATGGACAGAATGCTGTCTTTTGGGAGAACGAGCTAACTGTTACCCATGACTATTCAATAACAGCATCAAGAGGTGCTGGCAGTTTTGGGACAATTACAATAAACTCAGGAATAACGGTTACAATACCTTCAACGTCTTCATGGACAATAGCTTGATATGTCAGTAACAATTGACGGAACCTCAGGGATAAACTCAGCAAATGGATCAGTTTCGTCTCCGGGCTTAACTGGTACGGATACAAATACGGGTTTTTCTTTTGGTACAGATATTATTGATGCTTCTACAGGAGGAACAAGAAGATTTCGGTTAAACGCAAATGGAAGGATGTTTATTGGTACTTCTAGTAGTGCTATATCTGAAGAAGCGTTAAGGGTTGATCAAGAACTATATAGCAATTACGTTTGTATGTTTAATCGGACTACTGACACAGATAGCAATTACAGGAATCATGTTGGTTTTTCTAAGTCAGGTACTCTTGTTGGTGAAATTAAATGTAAAAATAATGCAACTCAATATAATACCTCTTCTGATTATCGTTTGAAAGAAAACATTTCAGATATAACCGATGGATTAGCAAAAGTAAAATTATTACAACCTAGAAAATTTAATTTTAAAAATGAACCCGGTACTTTTTATGATGGATTTATCGCTCACGAAATACAGGCAGTAATACCTGATTGTACAAGTGGAACAAAAGATGCAGTTAATCCTGATGGTACTCCTGCGTACCAAGGGGTTGATTACGGAAAGATAACCCCTGTACTTACCGCAGCAATTAAAGACTTGATCGCTAAAGTAGAAACATTAGAGACTAAAGTTGCTGCATTGGAGGCTGCCTAAATGTCAAAAATTAAATTAAATGCAGGATCAGGAGGAGGGTCAGTTGCTTTTGAGGGACCGGCATCAAGTAGTAGCGATAAAGTTATAAAATTTCCAGCAGCACCGGGAGTAATTGTTCAAGTTGTTAGTACTGCTACTTCTGCCAAGTTTTCCGAGTCTGTTGCTAGTGCTGAATATACTGGCGACGTTATGACGTTATCTATAACTCCTCAAGCAACAACAAGTAAAATTTTATGTATAGCATCTTTAAATGTAGGAGTTAATTCAACGGAACAAGTAGGAGCTATTTTAGTTCGAGATTCAACGATAATAGATGATTATAGAGGTGCGTCTGACGGCGTTAGGGGTAGATTTGGTCCAAGTGGTTCAACTGGTAATAACCAAAGACCTGAAAATTTAGTTATCAATTATTTAGACTCACCAAGTACTACTTCTGCTATTACTTACCGAATCCGAATAGGCGGAGGATGGGGAGGAGGTGGAAATGAAACAATGTACTTGAACAGAACTGAAGATACTTCAAACGAAACTTACAGGCCAAGAACTACATCATCCCTTACGCTTATGGAGGTAAGTACATGAGTTTAGATCACGACGCAATTAGAAAAGCCTATCCGAATGTAAAAAGAATCCATGATGATATGGGTGCTTTTGATAAGGATGGTAATTCCGTTGAGTTAGAGCAATCAAAAATAGATACTGCTCGAACAGAACTAAACACTGCGGCGGCGGCTGTTAAATATCAGTCAGATAGAGCCGCAGCTTATCCATCTATTGCTGACCAATTAGACATGCAGTATTGGGACAAAAAGAACGGCACAACTACGTGGGTCGATGCTGTTGCTAAAGTTAAATCAGATAATCCGAAACCATGAGTACACTTGTTGTCGGTACAGTTAAGGGCACTGGATCAGGTGCTCCTACAATCCACAATTCTTCGGGAACTGAAATTGGTCAGTTTGCAGGTGGTTGGACTTCTTTTAATGGTTCAAGCTTTGGTGATCGAGCTAGTTTCAATGTAAGCAGCTTGAACGATAGTGGGGTTGGTAATTATGGAATTTTTTGGCAAAATGATTTTTCAGGTGGTAATGATTATTGCGTTGTAGCAAGTACGCAACAAGATGGATCTGTAAACAGTAGTAATAATTTAATCGGTATTCATTCAAATAACGGGGGTGGCAAAATCTCACCCGGAGCCGGAGAATGTAGAGTTTGTGTTCTTCATCCGGCTAACAATGTTAATCAGGATGCCGACTATGTTTCTGTTGTTGCTTTTGGAGTTTAATGATGTCTACGTCTACTAAGGTTGTTGTTTGGACTGATTCGGATGGAATGTTAAATGTTACCTATCCGATTGGAGATCCAGTTGAGACTGTTCAAAAAAGAGTAGTTCCTGATGGTATTGCTTCTTATATTATTGAGAAATCAACCGTTCCAACAGATCGAACTTTTCGAAACGCTTGGACTTATACAGAATAACTAATCATGGGATTTGGTATTGACATGGCGAAAGCCAGAGAAATTCATAAAGACAACATTCGACGAGCAAGGGTGGACAAGCTTGCCGAGCTTGATGTTGAATTTCAAAAAGCACAAGAAACAAACGCGAGCACTACAGATATTGTTGCGAAGAAACAGGCTTTGCGAGATGCTCCAGCAGATTCAGCAATTGCATCCGCTTCTGATACAGATGCTTTAAAAGCTCAGTGGAATACCGCTATTCTAGGGACAAGTCCATATAGTTAAAAAATGGCAATAGCACCCGGAAATTATGATATGACGATCCAACGAGCTTCGGATCACAATGTTTCTGTAACCCTGAAAGATTCAGGTGGTAGTGCGGTAAATCTCACAGGTTATACTGTCGCGTCACAAGTTTGGGATTCAGATCGCACAACAAAAGCTGCCGACGTAACAATAGCTATTACGAATACAACTGGTGGGGCTTTTGATTGGAAATTAACCGATACTCAAACAGCAACCTTTACGGCTGATGAATATAAATATGACGTCTTACTAACTAATGGTTCGGGGCTGAAAGAATATTGGTTAGAAGGTACGATCTATATGGATCAAGGATATACAAGATGACCACAGTAAACATCACCACGAATAAGAATACAGTCACGGTTGATGAAGACAATTCATCGGTCATTACTGTCGCGACTCAGGGGCCACAGGGAGCTAGTGCCGCGGATGAAATTGATGTAGATAATGCTGTAGATAAATCTATCGTTTATTATGACGGTAGTTCTTCAAGTCTTAAGGCCAATAATATTTGGACCACAGACACACTTACAAACGGAGGTAACTTCTAGTGGCTAACACAATCAGAATTAAGAAGAGAGCCGCTAGTGGTGCAGATGGTGCTCCTTCTAGTCTCTTTCCTTCAGAATTAGCGTTTAATGAAAGTGATTTAAAACTGTATTACGGTTTTGGCGATAACGGTTCAACTCCACCTTCTGCAAGTTCAATTATCACTGTTGGTGGTTCTGGAGCATTCTTTAATAAGACAGATACAAGAGCAGCTAATGCAATCTTATCTGGACCTACCACAGGATCCGATGCAGCACCGACGTTTAGGGCTTTAGTTGCTGCTGATATTCCCTCAATAGCTCATACAAAAATATCTGATTTTGATACAGGTGTCCAAGCTAATAGAGTCGATCAGTTAGCAAGTGCAACGAATCCGGTTTCTGGTGTTACTCCAACTGCTGATGCTCATTTTGCGACTAAGGGCTATGTAGATTCAAACGCTGAAGGTTTAGACGTAAAAGATAGCTGCGTTGTTATAGCAACAAGTAATATAACTCTTTCAGGAACACAGACGATTGATGGAGTCTCCTTATCTGCTGATGATCGTGTTCTTGTTGCAGGTCAATCAACAGCTAGTCAGAACGGTATTTACAAAGTTGTAAGCGGTGGAAGTTGGACAAGGGCTGATGATCTAGCCGCAGGTGTTGACGCTGCTGGAGCGTTTGCATTTATTGAGCAAGGAAGTACTAACGCTGATACAGGTTGGGTTTGCTCTAGCAATAAAGGTTCAGCAGTTGTTGGAACAAATAACTTAGCATTTACTCAATTTAGTTCTGCAGGGGTTACATCCGCAGGAGATGGACTTGATAGAACTGGAAATGTTTATTCTGTCGATTTAAAAAGCAACGGTGGCCTTGTTATTGAATCCACCGAAATTGCTGTTGACTTAGCGGCGAGTTCTATAACAGGAACGCTTGCTGTAAGCGATGGAGGAACAGGGGCAACTTCAGCTAGTGCTGCTCGTACAGCTTTAGGGCTTGTAATAGGAACTGATGTTGAACCACATAGCGACAAGCTTACAGAGCTTGCAACAATGGCTCAAGCGGCTGCGAATGCTTTAGCTGATCTTTCTGCTACAGAGGTAGGAATTTTAGATGGAGCAACAGTTACAACTGCTGAGTTAAATATTGTTGATGGTGATACTTCTGCAACCTCTACCACTTTGGCTACGGCTGACCGTTTTGTCTGTAACGACAATGGGACCATGAAACAGGTAGCATTGTCTGATCTGGTTACTTTCCTTGAAGATGGTTCGACTTCTGGCTTTGATGTAGACGGAGGAACCTACTAACTACAATTACTACATAGGAGGTAGGTCAAATGTCTAACACAATCAAACTAAAAAGAGGATCAGGTGGAGATCCCAGTAGCTCCGATTTAGTAGTTGGTGAGATAGCAATACGGACAGATGAAGGTAAGCTTTTCACAAAGAAAGATGATGGTTCAGTTGCAGAAATAAGCGGCGGTGGAATTGATGACGGGGATAAAGGAGATATTACGGTTTCAAATAGTGGTGCGACTTTTACTATCGATAGTGGTGTCGTTAATAATGCAAAGATAGCATCAGACGCAGCTATATCTTTATCAAAATTAGAGGTTATAACTAGCAATAGAATTGTTGGTAATGATAGCGGTAATGCTGTCCCTAAAGAATTATCGGCTTCAGATGTAAGAACAATTATAAACGTAGAAGATGGAGCGACAGCAGATCAAACAGCAGCAGAAATTCTTACATTAATCAAAACAGTAGATGGAGCAGGTTCAGGATTAGACGCTGACACTTTGGATGGTATTACTTCTGGGAATTTTTT